TTAGTTCTTTCTCTGTATCCTTAACCATATCTTCATACCGCACAATGTGTACAGGAAACTTTTTTTCACTAGTCCAAGAAGCTGCATGGTTAGTCCAGCTAGAAACTAACTGACTGGAGAAATGTATGTTATCTCCAATAGTAAAGTCCTTACACTCCATCGTATCAACTGCAGCGTCTATTGAGAACTGAAAGAACTTAGCCATAGATAAGACTACAGATCTTGGATCACGAACTATATAGACAGCCTTCTTGGTAAATTCCTCTGGTATTAGAGGTGGCATACCATCTGGCTGGTAGTTCGCAAAGTGAGTTTTAATCCATAAGGGGGAGCTTAAGCGACAGAAAAGGTTAAGCAAAGCTGCAGGACGCAGCAGAAGTTGTGCACTTAGACCTAGCTGGTCTAGCGGTATAGGGGATATGGCACGCAAGAGAGTAGCACCACCATCGCTGCTACTAATCCTGATATCATTCAGATCTAGTTTACCATTACGTCTATAAGCCTCTAACAGACAACGCAGCCACGTATTACCAGATCTGGGGTATGACGCTAGCCATATTGCCCCATCCCTTTTATCTTCCATGATTTATGTTACGTCAGGTATTCCAGCAGGAACTGTAATCGATAAGCTTGAAAGCTGAACAGTATCCGTTGTTGCAATTACATTATTCGACATAGTAATATCCGGTGCTCCACTAGTGGCAACACCTAATTGCAAACGCCACAAGGTATTGGCATCTGTATTGTTCAGATAGAACGTTAGACGAACACATGTTCCTGCAGCAGCCGGACTGGTATCCTCAACTACAGGTGTAACATCTAGGTCCGTAACTCCTGCAGCACCTGCAATAAAAGCTGGATTACTACAAGCAGCACTTGCCAGTAATGTAGTCAAACCAGTTGTATACCATCTCGCGAACGCCGTTGCTCCTAGATCAGTAACAATAGCGGCAGCTAGAGTAGTTCTTAATGCATCTACTAATTGCATGTTTAATTCTCCGGTGTTAAAGTGTTAAAGTGTTAAAGTGTTGATACTGCAGCTGCAGCTTCAGCTTCGGCTTCTTCAACAGAACAGACTCTCATCTGTCCTTTGACATTACCATCTTTATCAATAATAGTACAGATACCTTCAACTTGGATATCTGACATATTTATATTTCCAGCTCGCTGTAACTTTGCGGCCTCCTCTAAACTAACTTCTCTTCGTTCTTCAGTCATTGGTACTTACCTTCTACCATTAATGGTATATGTAATTAATGCAGTAGTAAGTCTAAACTTACCTTGAATTAATATGTTATGATTCTCAGCTGTTTGTCTCCATGTATACTCTCTTAAATTACTCTTATTCTGGGCTAAAAAACCAGAAACTGGAGAAATACTAGATTCATTAAAACCATCTAATGAAGGTATATCAAAACATTTAAACTGTTCATCAGTCTGATCAGCTCCTATCAATGTAAGCAATACACCTAAAAGGGTCATCTGCCTAGTATGAGAAGCCTTAATACGAGCTAACATTACTACGCCTGGATTATTAGGAGAAGGGGGAGCGACTGGATTAAAGAAAGATACGGTACAAGAACCATCTATATGTAAGTATGTAACTGATTGCTTAGCTATCTCAGTCTGATCACCTACATATTCAAATACATCGGTATGATCTAAGGCTATCTTACCCATACGAGACAGACTAGTATCATATACTATACTATGAGTAAATTCATCAATACCATAGGATATCAGTATGTAGCGAGAATTAATATACTTTACCTTCTTAAGCATAACTTCATCTGGAGTGAGGTTACGCTCTATTATCTTTACCTCATCTTTATCATATGTTTCTATACGTCTACCAGTAAGAAAATCAGTCACTTCTGGCAATACTGTTTCTGCAATACGAGTATTAATAGTCTGAAATCCAGCTTTAGTATATACATACTGTGGATCGCTATTAGCTTCATATGCAATTTGATCTAAGTTGATACCACCTTTAGAGTTCTCTACTTCTCTGAACTTAAAAGGATAGCGTACGTTACCAGTATATGAAGCGCCAATTACATTAGCTTGAGTATAGAAGTTCATTCCTAAAGGAGTAGGAGTAACAAATAATATAGCTCCTGCAATACCATTTACATTACCACCTCCAGCACCTGTTACTAGAGAAGGTACAAAATCAGTAGGATCTATAGTACTGCTCCAAGCTGTTGCGAATTTAGTATAAGCTACTAAATAACCAGAGGTAGCAGTGAACCCTAATAGTGCAGACATATCTAAGCCTACAGGTACTGCATTTACAAATGCTTTAAGAGCTTCATCATAGGTAGTAATAAATGTATTACCCCGATAAAACAAATGTGAAACACCATTCACTGTACCAATAGTAAGTAGTTCTGGATCATAGCTTCCTGCTATCACTAAATTTGGTATAGCTTCTTTAACCCAGAATGGATTCTCTATATCTGTTTCATCTAATATCCAGAAAGTACCAGACGAAGATGTTCCTAGATAGAATCTGTTAAGTTCTGATCCATACAGTATCCTTACATCTATAAACTCATCACCAGGATCTAAACCAATAGCAGCTGGTATTACTGATTGAAACTGTACAGACTCTATGCCTTCTAGTGTAGGGAATACATTCTCACAGTAAGCTATCTGAGGAGCTTCATCCCCAGAGTTCTTACCTACTGAACTAAAACTTATAATAGTCTGTGTCTGTAGCTCTGAAAGAAGTGGAAACTTAGCTTTCTTTAGATCTACTGAATAAAGTTGCTGTGCCACAAGTAAAATCCTATGGATTTATTTTCTCAAACGAAACCCAACTACCTTCCCTAAGAGTAGTAGAGCCAAAATCTGTACCCTGTGCGACCTGTAAATCACAAACTGTTGCAACTGACTCATTAGTGCGAACATGTCCAACTATATAAATACCAACATCGTTCACGCCATCAATATCTGTAATAATCGTGTTAACTAAACCAGTTTGTGTGACCTCATCTAAAGTATCTGCCGTTGCAGCATCAACTGCATATAAAGTCATTGCGTCCCGTTGTACGGATTGATCAAAAACAAAGTCCGTCTTAAGATCCGCACCCGCTGCGGATGCTGCCACTACAAGGTACGCGGTAACTTTATAGTAAGTATCAATCTCTAAATTAAAACCAGATAGATGGGTATCATTCGCAAGAATATCATCGAGAAGAATACTATCTGCTGTTTTGACTTTAATTATTGGTGCGAGCATAGTAGCTGGCGTAATAGCCCGCACCGCATCTGCCCTCGCATTTACCTCTGTCTGAGTCGCAAGTTCCACAGCACCTTGTGCAGTAATTGAAGCAGAACCACTAGCATTAAGGATTGTATTTACAGTACCAGTAACAATAGTAACTAGGCCAAATGAGTAAAAGCTTCCTGTTACAGTTCCCGGTATTTCATAAGAAGCTACCGGAACAAATACAGGTGCAGGATTTGAAGCTGTCCAGGCACTATCAAATGATACTGTATCATTAGTAACACCATCCCCTTTAGCTCCAAATTGTTTTACATTTAGAGATCCTATAGACTGCAAGATAGCTACAGTAGTACCTGCAAGATCATGGTTGCCTACATTATCTACAGACTCTGATGCTTTTACTAAATACCTAGCTTGTCCACCATCTCCTGCAGCATAGTATCCTGAAGTCTCTACTAACTGACCAGCAGTAAGAAATGCTAATTTCATCTGTGCTACTGAAATAAATGTTTTCATATTAATTGTACTCCTGAGCTACCGAGGGCTCCTAGGAAGAAGTTATGTATTCATACCAAATTTGAATTTTGCCGGCTGTAAGATCTGCACTTGCAATTACCATAATCAAATCTCTTATCGCAATACTTTTAGTTGTGAAGTTAGCTACAGTACCATCAGGTAAAAAAGCATGGTAACCAACACTAAATGCTGCGTTATCAAAAGCAGTTGCTGCTAAAAGACCAGCAACATCATCAGTCTCAATACCAAAAGCAACAGTAGCAAGACCTCCACTTGTAAGTGCTGTTAAAACTTCATAGTATGCCCGAATAATTGTAGAATTATCAGGAAAGGTATCATCTAAAGCTATTGTACCTTGCGCTCCAGCATCAACTAAAAAATCATATAATACTGAAACCATACGTATTCTGCTAGTTCCTACATCATTATAAGCAAGAAGAAGTATAGTGCCTGCTGGATAAGAATCTACTAGAGTTATGACATTATTAATAATATCAGCAGTATAGTCTGTGCCTAATATTAGTCGGCCATTATCTACACCGAAACCACTAATATAAACTGCAGATTCTTCTACAGGTACAACTACTCCAAAATCCACTATTTTCTGTCCAGCAATAAGTATTACTTCAGATGTGGAGAAATCAGTTGTGAATACTTTTACTTCCGAAGTTACACCAGTGAGAGCATTAGCTACTACTATATCACCTGCCAATACAGTTTCACTCTGAAGAAAAAATGTAGTAGGTGAAAGTTCTGTCACATTAACTGGATCTATGAGCAAACCATTCCTATGTACTGCAAGACTATTAGTGCCTGGAGCATAAGAAAAAGCTGTCAGTGTGAAAAGTTCCTGACCAGCTGTAGTTACAAAGCGTTGCTCTCCATTACTAGGATCACATTCTTCAGAATCCTCTACGCTGGAGCAACCTGCATTCCATGCACTTATTTCTGGGCATTTAGCAACCATAATATTAGCTTCCTACATCCGAGAGGCCAGTGATTTTAAGTAGGGTATATTCTTCACCTACTAACGTATTATACTGAGCGGATTGTTCATCATATCCGATCATCTTAAAGATTACCCTAGCAGCTTCATTAATGATAGCTCCAGGGTGTACATTAGCTACCCAGCTACCATAACTTCCGCTAGGTGTTACTATTGGGTTTACATAGAATCCAAAGATCGCTGTATCAAATTCTACAGCCGCTCTTACTTGTAGCATTCTACCTGCTACATAAGATACGTTCACACGATTTCTACCGTATTCATCTAGTATTTCATCGGGCGTAATCATATCTATTTTTGGTCCAATAACATCATCACAATTAGCAGCATCAGTTAAGCGAAAGAATTTAGCTGAGCGATAATTACTAGCTAATGAATACAAATCAATAGATTGTTTAAAGAGGCATTCATCAAACTTAACTTGTCTCTCAACTATATCATGAGAAAAGAAATCTAAATGATGTGCTTTTAATGTAGCTAAGCGGATTGCACTAGAAGTCTCAGCTACTAACTCAGGCCTGTTAGTTATGATATATACTTCTTCTAGTAATTGATCAAAATTCATAACAGGATCTCTT